CCTCTGACGACATCGAGGACCCGGCCTCGCCGTACTGGCAGCAGTTGACGGTAGAGGCGCAGCCGTCGCACTACGCGCTGCTTGAATGGCTGAACGGGCGCAAGGTCGAGGAAATCATCTGGGATGTGGTCCGCAAGCCCGGTATCTCACCAAGGGCCGTATCTAAGGACGACGCCACGCGGGTGTCTATCACTGGGGTGTACTTCGGGCGGGGGGTGTCCGATGGGGCGCTCGCCAACCTGCGCAACACCGGGCGCGAGGACCTGGAGATGTATGAGGCCCGCCTCGCCTGGGACTGCATCAACGAGCGGCCCCAGTGGTACTTCGCACGCCACAACGTCCCCCGGGGCGACGCCGCGCTGCACGAATATGCCACAGACCTCTGGGCCAACGCGCTGGAGATCACGCACGCACGCAAGACCGGCCACCACCCGAAGAACTACAAGGCGTGCATGTACAAGAACAGCCCCTGCAAATTCCTGGGTATCTGCTCGGGCAAAGACAGCGTGGATTCTGACAAGTGGCAAAAGAAGACCCAGGTACATGTCGAGCTGCCGATCCTGGAGGGCGACGGTCGCGACGTTCTCACCAATAGCAGGCTCGGCGAATTCATGCTGTGCAGACGGAAGCACTATTACCAGTACGAGCTTGGCATCGAACGTATTGACGAAGAAGAACGTGAGGCGCTGTACTTCGGCAACTGCTGGCACACGGCGCAGGAAGCATACTTTAACGCACTTAAAGGAGAACAGAGTGAGCACACAACTAGCGACGCCCCGGTCAACGAGGTCGGGTTCGTCAGTTCAGACAATGAAGCGCCCGAGTATTTCTGAGATCACGGGCAAGGGCTCGGGATTACCGAATCGGTACATCGCGCACGCCGTGGAGGGCTGGGGTAAGACTTCCCTCGGCGCTCAGACACCAAAGCCGATCTTTATCCAGACCGGCAGCGAGACTGGCCTAGAGACACTTATCGACGCGGGCCGGCTTGAAGAGACATCGCACTTTCCGGCGGCCCAGGCTTGGGAGGATATTCTCGGTTCCATCGATACACTCCGGGTCGAGGACCACCCCTACCGCACGCTCGTGCTCGACACCATGAACGGCGCGGAGGCTCTGTGCCACCAGTTCGTCTGTCACCGCGACTTCGCTGATGACTGGGGCAATAAGGGATTCGCATCCTACGGCAAGGGATATGAAGTGGCGCTGCCCGAGTGGTCCCGATTCCTCAGCGCACTTGACCGGCTTCGGATCGAACGGAAGATGACTATCTTTATCCTGTGCCACACGAAGGTGAAGCCATTCAAGAACCCGGAGGGCCCCGACTTCGACCGATACCAGCCTGATGTCCACGAGAAGACTTGGTCACTCTCTCACAAGTGGGCCGATGCGGTCCTCTTCGGAAATTTCGATATTACCGTCGCGGTCGATAAGGCCGACGCGAAGCGCGGCAAGGGCACCGGCGGAAAGATCCGCGTCATGTACACCGAGCGCAGTGCCGCATACGACGCAAAGAACCGCCTCGGGCTGCCATCCGAGATCGAGATGGGTGACTCCCCGGCGGAGGCGTGGGAAGTGTTCATGGCCGCCATTAAGGCTGGCCGGCAGATCCAGAAGGACGCACCCGCGAATGACCAAGCTAAACAGTGAGTCGCCGGTCGTTCGCGAAACCAACTCGCAGTATCGCGGGAGGGCGATTGTGGTCGAGCTGTTGCCGGGTTACATGCGGCTGCGGTTCAAAGGGAAACGAGAAGTTCACATACTCGACTACCCCGTAGCGGTCGAGTGTGCCATGAAGGTCGAAGCGCGGGAAAAGGGAGTAAAGGTTTAACATGTCATGCTACTACGAAGTCGGCAAGTACGGTTGCCGCATCACCAGCCAAGCCATCGGCGAGGCTAAGACAGGGACACCGCAATTTATTCTTCGGTTCACCGTCCTCGCCAGGGTATACGACGACGGCGAGACAGAGGGGCTCAACCGGCAATATGAGCGCACCGCATACCGAGCCATCACCGAGAAGACTATGCCTTATCTGATCGAGGACCTAAAGGCGCTCGGTTTCCATGGCTCCAGCTTCCGCGACCTGGACCCCAATTCTCCTGGCTTCTTCGACCTTGAAGGCCAGGACGTGGAAATGTGGTGTAGCCACGAGGAGGGCACCGATGGCGAAAACCGCGAAAAATGGGGGGTTGCGCGCCAGGGAGGTGTGAAGAAGGAAGCTCCCCCGGTCAAGCCGGTAGACGCCAAGAAACTGCGCGATCTGGACAACCTCTTCGGCAAGCACCTGAAGGAGCTGGCGCCGAGTGGCATTGACTTCAACAAGCGGCTGGAGAGGCCGGTCCCTATCGCATCACGCGACCACATCACGGACGACGGCGTGCCGTTCTAATGCACGCGGGGCTGGTGGAGGGCCAGCCCCTTTTGGTGGCCGCATGGTGCGGATCGATAGGTCCAATCCATGTGGTCACCTGAAGGGCACCAATAGGTAGTTCCTCAGGTTCCAGGTAGGGGCAGGGAAAAACTTTAGTTTGGCATTGTAAGGAGGACTGTGTGAGCAGGTGTAAGTTGTGCGAGGGTCGCCTCGAAAAGATGGGTAAGCTGGCGTTCCTCGTGCGGTTCATGTGTCGTAACTGCGGCATGATATTCACTAAGGCAAGGGGGAAACAGGTTAGCAACTGAGGGAGTCATCACTTATTCGTCGGTATAAGTGATGTGAGGTTCAGGGGCCATGAAAGTAAAAGTCAAAATAACAAAGACAGACAAGGGATTCCAGGCGCACGTAATCCAAGAAGGCAGGAGCAGCGATAACTTGGTCAAACGCCGCGCTAATAGCGTTGATCTCGCCAAAACGTACGCAATTACTAGTTTACCGAAGGGGGTTACGGAGATCGAATGGGAGCTTGAGGGGGTGGAGGAATGAACGCCTGCACTCAGGTTACCCACGAAAAAATAGTCGAGCTACTTGCTATTGGTATGACCTGCACTGAGATAGCCAATAGGCTGCACTGCGGCGAGGCTACGATATACGTCCGAATGCGCAAGGCTCGCAGGTCCAACCCGGAGGTAGTTAGACAAGACCTGAAGCGGCGCACCTGCGAATGTGGGCAGCCCAAGAGGCCCAGCTCGGCGAAGTGCGCCTATTGCCTCTACGGGAAGTCACGCCCACAAGTCAAGCCATGGTATAGCGGCGACGCAATACAGCAACCTCTCCGGCTCGCGGAAGAGCAGCCAGGGGGCGCAGACCAGCTACGGCCTGAGGTGAACGTCCGGTGCGAATGCGGGAGGAGGCCGAAGTCCGCCGCGGCGCATGCGTGCATTATCTGCCAGGGTACCTCGGAGGACCTGGACCAGCTTATGGCAGCAGAGCGCGGCATCTCGGTCGAGGAGATGCGCCGGCTGCTCGACGAGGACCTGAAGGAAGACCGGGAAGCGGGGGTGGTGGTATGAAAAACCCCTGGTTCAAGTTCTATGCCCAGGACTGGGCGAGCGACACGTCCCTGCTCGAATGCACGATGGAGGCCAGGGGAACCCTCATCTACCTCATGTGCGTGGCGCATGAGGGGGCCCCCTACGGGTACCTCGCGAACGAGCGCGGCCCCATCTCGGAGAACATTCTCGCTCTCAAGTGCGGTATGCCGCTGGAGGATTTCCGCGAGGCCGTCGAGGATCTGGTTTCCAATGGCCGTCTCGTGGCCGATGAGGACGGAGTCTTGTATGTGCCTCGAATGGCGAGAGATGGAGACATTTGCCGGGTTCGTTCCGAGGCCGGGAAGCAGGGCGGGCGGCCACCCCAAAAGCAAAACGAAAGCAAACACCAAAGCAAAACCGCAGAGAATTTGGAAAGCAAAGAGCAAAGCAAAACCCAAAGCAAACCTCTGACTTCTGATTCTGATTCTGGTTCTAAAGAAGAAAAGGGGTCTGGGGAAAAACAGGCTGATCCGCCCGCACCGCCCGAGGAACCGTCGGAATTCGACTCCGAGCTGGACGACGTGGTCCGTGCCATGCATGACCGGCACCCAGCCCCCCGGCGCTGTGGGCCGGCGATAATCCGCAAAAGTCTACTGACCATCGCCAGGGAGTCCCCCACGGGCGAGCGCATTGCCGTCATTAATGCCATCGACAAGCGGCACGCTGCTTGGTGTGTCAGCGATGCCTGGACGAAGGACGGCGGTGAGTATGCCAAGAGCCTGGAGAGGTGGCTCGCGCCGACTATGATGCGGTACCTGGATGAGCCGCCGGCTCCCAAACCACAACGGGCAAGCATGGAGTTCGGGAAGGGGCTATTCCAGTGACATTCCACGAACTGGAGGTAAAAACGTATGTCTCGTCCCGCCTGCCGGATCTGAAGCAGGCCGGCGGTGAGTTCAGGGGCCGGTGCCCGGTGCATAAGGGGCGCGACCCCAACTTCTCGATCAGCTCCGAGACGGGATTTGCAAGCTGCCACAGCCAATGCGGAAGGGGCTGGGACTTGATCTCCCTAGAGCAGGAACTGAGTGGCCTGGACTTCGGTCAGGCCAAAGACCGGGTGTTCGACATGATCGGACGCCCGCGGGTGCCATGGGAGGAACGAAACGTCGAGGCGATTTACGACTACACCGATGAGTATGGCGAGGTTCTCTATCAGGTCCTTCGCTACGCTGGCAAGGAGTTCAAGCAGCGGCGGGCCAACGGCGGCGGCTGGAAGTGGGGCCTGGGCGACGTGCGGCGCGTCCCATTCAATCTGCCCGAGCTGGCGCAGGCCCCGTTCGTGTTCGTGGTCGAGGGCGAGAAGGATGTACTGACGCTGAAGTCCCTGGGAGTCACCGCTACATGCAGCAGCGGCGGCGCGGGAAACTTCAGGCCCGAGCTGGCGCCGTGGTTCCAGGGGAAGGACGTCTGCATTCCCCCCGATAACGACGACAAAGGCCGGGACCACGCCCTACAGGTTGCCGCGTTACTTGCGCCGGTTGCGAAGTCGATCAAGATCCTGGAGCTGCCTGGGCTCCCGGCAAAGGGCGACGTTACCGACTTTGTACAAGCCGGCGGGACGCTTACCCAGATCCGCGAGCTGTACAAGAAAGCTCCGCTCTGGGACTCCAGCTTCGAGTTCGGAGCCAACGTCCCCTCGGAGGAGGATCGCTACGTCCGCACGTTCATGGAGGATATCGAGGCCGCCGGCGGCATGGGGCCCTTCTGGGACCTCAGCCAGCTACGTGGCCTAGAGACTCCCTGGAAGCCACTAAGCCACGCCATGGGCGGTGGGATGCGACGCGGCGAGGTGACCATCATCGGAGGCAACCAGGGCAGCGGCAAGACCTCCCTGGCGCTCCAGTTCTGCATCGCCGCCATGATGCGCAGTGAGTGCCCCCTGATTTTCTCGATGGAGATGGGCCACCGGGATGTGTTTCAGCGCATGGCATCCATCGAGGCGTGGGTGAATCTGAAGGACTACCGAATAGCCCAGGTCACGCTCAGGCGGAAGGATGCCGCGGACGACGAGCTGGCCCAGGCGCAAGACCTGATCAAGCGGGACACAGTGAAGCTCTGGAAGTCCGCCAGCGAGCTGGCCACGCTGCCGCTACTTGTGTCCACCAAAAGCTCGGTCACTACGGCGTACATAGCCGAGGAGGTTGCTCGGCTACAGAAGCGGCAGAAACTCAGCTTGGTGGTCATCGACCACATGCAGCTCATGGCCTCCACTGGCTCGGCGCGCGGGGACTACGAGAAGTTCACGAACATATCGCGGGAGCTGAAGCAGACAGCGAAGGAGCTGGATCTGCCGATCCTATTGGTTTCCCAAACGAGCCGCTCACAAGCAAAAGACAAGCGCGAGGAGATTGAAGTATCGGACCTGAGGGGATCAGGTGCGCTCGAAGAGGACGCGGCGACAGTGATGCTGCTGTACGAAGACGCGAAGGACGCCGCTCTCGCTAAGGACGATGGGTCGCGCTACACGAAGGGGCCGACAAAGGCGGTCCTGAAGCTCGGGAAAAACAGATACGGAGAGCAGGGGCGGTTTTTTCAGTTGATTTACACGAAGTACGCAACACGATTTGATCTAGCTTAAGGGAGAAACGGACTTGAAAAACGCAATTAAAGACGCGATCAATATTTTCGTGGGCCTGTGCAACAAGCGGGCCGTCGTCGCCGGCTGGTACAACGACCCAGCTACCGGCGCGCCGATCAAACGCAACGTGGGCGAGTTGCTGGCCCTGGTTCACAGCGAGATCAGCGAGGCCCTGGAGGGCTACCGCAAGAAGCTCATGGATGACCACCTACCGCATCGCCGAATGGTCGAGGTGGAGCTGGCCGACGCCGTAATCCGCATCGCGGACTTGGCGGGGTACCTCGACCTGGACCTCGGCGGGGCCGTGATGGAGAAGCTGGAGTACAACCGCCGCAGGGCCGACCACAAGCTAGAGAACCGCGCTAAGGCCGGAGGGAAGGCATTCTGATGTGCCCCTGCTGTAAAGCACAGAAGAAGCGTGTGGTGGGCCGACGCCACACGCAACGCGAATGGGAAAAATATCATCCGCTGAAAGGTCACGGGTGCTTGAAAGAGCTGGGCTGGACAGACCCTGAGGCCGAGCGCCTGCACAACCTGGAAGTGGAAGCGAAGGAGAAGCGTGACGCGGCAACTCAGGGCGCATGAAGCGGCAGCAGTGCTGGGCATGAGCCCAAAGACCCTGGCCGGGTGGCGCACCAGTGGCTTCGGGCCGCCTTGGGCGCGATTCGGAGGGTCGGTCCGGTACGATAGTGGCCGGTTGGAAGAGTGGATGGAGCAACAGGAGAGAAGACCACGCAATGTCGATACGAGTGAAAGGCGGAAAGCTGGAATGGCGCTTCATGGTAGACGGTCACATGTACAGTCACATCACCGATTTGGCCGACACACCACGCAACAGGACCGCCGCGATGCGACTGGAAGCGGAAGCGCGGAGGTTAGTGGCGGCGGGGAAGGAGGAGGAGCTACACATTCAGGCCGAGCCGTTCAATAGCGCGGCGGACAGCTTCATCGCCTGGGCAAAGGGCGAGTACTCCGAGCACCCAAACTCGTGGATGCGATTACGGGGGTCTATGTCGAGCGCGAAGGAGTTCTGGGGCCGACGGCCACTCGCCAGCATCACGAAAGGCGACATCGAGGACTACAAGTCGATGCGCCGCACGGTTCACAAAGTGCGCGAGGTGAGCCTCCGCCACGACCTCCACGCGCTGTCGGTTCTGTTCCAGTACGGCATGAAGCACCAATGGTGCCGGGGCAACCCGATTGAGGGCGTCGAAATCCCTAGCGACAAGGATGCGGTGCGAATGAATGTCCTATCGCCGGCGGATGAGGCAAAGCTGTTTATGGCCATCGATGCCCTGATCATGGAGAAAGAGGCGCGGAAGCGCACGAAGGAGGTGTCGGCCCTGCGCGATGTCCGCGACCTAGCGACCCTCATGCTGAACCAGGGTTGCCGGCCAGAGGAGCTACGCGAGCTGCGGCAGGCCACGGTCGATCTGGAGCAGCGCATTTTCACGATAGTGAAAGGCAAAAGCGATGCTTCCAGGCGTACCCTGCCCATGACCCTAGCCAGCCGGGACGTGCTGGTCCCACGGCTCCAGGAAGCCGGTAAGTGGGTCTTCCCGTCCCG